TTCGCTCCCTCACGGTTTCGACGCTGGCCGGCGTGAAGGCCGCCGCCGCCGCCGCCGTCGCGAGGATGCGAATCCATGCCGGCTAGCTGCCCGAAGTGTGGCGGCCGCTGCCGCGTCGAGTCGAGCAAGCGGGCCGGCGACCGCCAGGTCCGTTACGTCGAGTGCCAGACGTGCCGCCGGCGGGCCCGCCAGGTCGTCCCCGCGTCCGCCGTCTGGAGGAGGAGCCGATGATCTCGACCGCCCCCGTCGCCGCCACCAGCCCGATCCTCCAGATCGGAGACAAAGTCCGGGCCTTCATCGCGACCGCGAAGGTCGCCTCGGCCGGCGGCCTGACCTGGCGGGAGTTCGGCGAGCTGCTCGTCGCGCTGCTCCGCGTCCTGATCGAGTCGCTCGACACGGTCTCCGGCATGACGGGCCCCGAGAAGAAGGCCGCCGTCCTGGAGGCCGCCGCGATGCTGTTCGACGCCCTGGCCGACAAGGCGGTCCCGCCGGCCGCCTGGCCTGTCTGGCTGCTAGTCCGCCCGGCGATCCGCTCGCTCGTCCTGGCGATCGCCTCCGGAGCCGTGGAGCCGATCCTGCAACTCGTGAGGTCCTAGCATGGACACGCTTCTCCTGATCGCCCTGTCCGCCGGCGCGGCCTACGCCTTCCTGGGACGCGATCGCCTGGAGCAGCTCGTCGCGGTGGCCCACGCCCGGCTCCCGCACCTGGAGGCCCGCCACGTCATCGGCGCGGCCCTGCTCGCGGCCCTCGCGTTCGTCTGGGCTGGCAACCGGCCGACCGAGCCGACCCCGGCCCCCGGCCCGGCCCCCGACGCCGAGATCGTCCTGAAGGGCAAGTTCTCGCCGCACCCCGAGGCCGCCGCCCACGCCGCCCAGCTCGCGGCCCTGTTCGGCGAGGTCGCCGACGAGCTGGAGTTCGACGCGATGGAGGAGCACCCCGCCTGGACGTCGGGCCAGGCCATGGACGACCTTCGCGTCCGGGCCTTCCACCTGCGGCTCCGCGGCCAGCTGATCGGCGACATCCACCCCCGCGTCCGCGAGGCGGTGAAGGCCTACCTGGACAGCAAGCTGGGGACGAGCGGCGCGCCGCTCACACCGGCCAAGAAGGCCGAATGGATCTCCGCCTACCGCCAGATCCGTGACGCCGCCGACGAGGCCTTCCGATGAAGACCCGCCGCTGGCTGGCGGTCGCCGGGCTCCTAGGGCTCGCGGTCGCGATCGTGATCCGCGAGTTCGCCGCCGGCCCCACCCCGGCTGGCTGGCTGGACGGAGACGACGAAAACTTCGGTTACCAGCCGGACCCGGCCGGCGTCGAACGCTTCCTCCAGGAGCTGCCGCAGCCGCTGTTCCGTGACGCCGGCGCGGAGACGATCCGCGAGGCGAAGGGCGTCGACACGTTCCTCTACCGCGCCGCCTACAAGGCCCACGCCGCGCTCTACGGGAAGCCGTGGGTCGTCGAGCGGCAGGGGATTGGGGACTGCGTTTCCTGGGGCTGGGCCCACGGGGTCTGGGTCGCCCAGTGCGTCGACTGGGAGACCGGCCGCCTGGCGGCCCCGCCGCCGTTCCCGTCGACCGAGGCGATCTACGGCGGCTCCCGCGTCGAGGCCCGCGGCCGACCAGGCGACGGATCGTCCCCGGTGGGCGGCTGGTCCGACGGCTCGTATGGGGCCGCGGCCGCGCGGTGGGTCCGCGACTGGGGCGTCGTCTACCGCGACCAGGTCGGCGGCCACGATCTCCGCGCCTACTCTCCGGATCGGGCGAAGAAGTGGGGAGCCTATGGCTGCGGCGGCCAGGGCGACGGCGGGAAGCTGGACCTGATCGCGAAGAAGCACCCGGCCCAACACGTCGCGATGGTCAAGACGTTCGCCGAGGCGGCCGCCGCGATCGAGGCCGGGTTCCCGATCCCGGTCTGTTCGATGGTGGGCTTCGAGAGTGTCAGGGACCAGCACGCCTACGCGCGGGCTTCGGGCCAGTGGGCCCATTGCATGGTCTTCGTCTCGGTCCGCTACCAGAAAAACGGCAGTCCGTCCGACGCGCTGCTCTGCCTGAACTCGTGGGGTCCGCGGTGGATCTCCGGGCCAAAGTGGCCAGACGATATGCCCGAGGGCTCGTTCTGGGTGACCAGGGCGACCGTCGAGCGGATGCTGGCCAGCCAGCCGGACAGCTACGCCGTCGGTTCCGTGGCCGGCTTCGGCTGGCGTGATCTCGACAATGGGGCGTTTCTGACGCCCGCGCCGTGAGGAGTGCCATGTCCATCGACCGGAAGACCGTGACGATCGTCGTCCTCGCCCTGGCCGTCGGCTACTGGTTCGCCGGCGGCTCGTCCCCGCAGTCGCCCCCCGACCGCCCCGTCGTCCGGTGGATCGTCCGCGCCGCGAAGCAGTTCCTCTGGCTCGCCGCCTTCGCGGACCCGCCGCCTCCGGCCGCCGTGCCGGCCCACCGCCTGGTCCAGGCCCCGTCGATCGGCGAGGACGGCTTTCCCGTAGTGGATCACGGAAGGGGGCTCTGATGTCGCTCTGGCAGTGGTTCGTCTCCTGGCTCGTCTGGCTGTCGGCCGACCCGGCCGCGATCGACCTCGAACGGCCGCGCGCGTATGCGGCGGTTCAAGTCGCCCGCGCGACGCTGCTCCAGGATCGAGCGCCGCCGGCACCGACGCCTCCGGCCCCGACCGACTGCGACTGCGGCGCGACCTGCGTCCGCGGAGTGTGGAAACCAGACGGCCGCGTCGAGCAGGCCTGCCGGTGCGACTGCAAACGGTGCCAGTCCGAGCGGTCGCGCTGAGTTTCGTCCTACGTTAGGACGGCCGCGCAGATTCTCCGCGGCTGGCTGTCCGTAGTGTGGTGGCAGTTTCGATCCTCGCACACAGGAACACGCACCATGCCCAGCGCCAAGCTCGCTCGCCTTCAGGATGAGTCGGTCGCCGTCACGGCCGAGATCGAGACCCTCCGCTCGTACGAGCCCACCGACGAGACGGACGCGGCCCGCGTTGAGGCGCGGATGAAGGAACTGAGCGAGAAGGCCGACCGGGTCGCGATCGAGGCGAAGGCCGAGCGCGAGCTGGACGCCCGCCTGGAGGCCCTGCGGTCGATCCGCACGAGCGACAGCGACGCGAAGGCCCCGGCCCGGAAGGCTCCGGCCATCCACGTCCGCGGCCCGGCTCCGAAGAACTTCGAGTCGGCCGACGAGGCCCGCGTCGCGGGCGAGTACCTGCGGGCGATCGCCCGCGGCGAGCAGCGGGCCTGGGGCGAGACGAGCCCGACCTACGACGAGACCGGCGCGGAACTGGCCGCCCCGGCCGAGCTGTACGGCTCCGTGATCAACGTCCTGGCCCGCCAGTCCGTCGGGGCCCGCGTCGCCCTGGTGGTCAACACCGTGGCCAAGCGGCTCACGCTCCCGAAGGTCGGCGACGCTGTCGCGTCGTTCTACACGGAAGCCGCTCAGGGCAATCTGACGGACATCGACACCGCTGGCGTCGACGTCGACGTCTTCGGGATCCGGTCGCTCCTCGCGGTCTCGAATGACCTGATCGAGGACAGCCCGCTCGACCTCGCGTCCGTGATCGCCGGTGCCATGGGCAACGGCTTCGCGACCCGGATCGACACGGCCTGGCTCCAGGGCGACGAGACCGCGGACATCACCGGCCTCGTTGGCACCGTGACGAATAGCGTCCCGGTGGCCGCGGCCGGCGACACCACGGCGGCCGAGCTGGCCGCGATGGTGGGCCAGGTCGATCCCCTCGCGATGAACACCGCATGGGTGGTCAGCCCGGCAGGCTTCGGTGCCCTGCTCGCGGCCCACGCCGGGACGGGCTCCGTCATGCTGTCCGACGCTATGCAGCCGACCGTGTTCGGCCGCCCGGTCTACACGACCAACGCCCTGCCGTCCGGGACGCTCGCCCTCTACGGCGACTTCTCGATGGCGACCGCGGTCGCGGTGAAGGCCTCGGGCCTCCGGATCGACGCCCTCCGCGAAGTGCGGGCGGTGAACGACCAGGTCCTCTTCGTCGGGAAGCAGCGGATCGGCATCGCGAACCACGCCCCGCAGTTCGTCTCGAAGCTGATCATCGACTGAGTTGATTCAGCCGAAGACCCCGTCACGATGGCGGCCGGGGCTGGCAGGGATGCCGGCTCCGGCCGTCAGCACATAGGGCCGCGAGATGCTTGTGGCTGGCGGCCTTGGCACTCGCAGCCGAAATGTCAGTCGATAGCCTGAAGCAAACTAGGAGGAAACGGCATTGGAGTTGAACGCTCAAATCCTTCTGCAGATTGTCGCGGCCGAGACTAGCTCCTCAGACCTGTCGACGACCGCCAGGTCGACCACGATCTCGCGGGCGGTCGCCTTCACGACCGGAACCGGGATCAGCCAGGCCCAGCTCGTCTGGAGCGACTCTCGCACGATCGCGGCCAGCGGCACCGAGACGCTCGACCTCGCCGAACTGGCGGACGACCGCGGGACGGTCGTCCTGTCGGCCGTGAAAGCGATCTATATCCGGAACACCGGGGCGGCGGTGCTGAACCTCACCGGCGGCGGCCCGCCGGAGGACTGGGAGGCCGGGCCCGTCAAAACCCCGTCTGGTTCGCTCCTGGAAATCCCGGCCGGCGGGATCTACCTGGCCACCAACGCGAGCGCGGCGGGCTGGGCGGTCGGAAGTTCTCCCCAGTGGGTGATCGTCAACAACGCCAGCACGACCACGGCCGCCACCTATGACATCGTCTTGATCGGGGAGGGCTCGCTGACATGAGGCCTGCCGATTCCCGCGTGATTGAGAGACCATCGCACCTGGAGGCCCTGCGACTCCTGAAGGCCTACCGCGGCTACAGGGCCGGCGAGGTGATCCGGGCGACGCCGCAGCTGGCCGCCACGCTGGTGGCCGAGGGCGTCGCCGCCCCGGAGGCCCAGCGGACGTTCCTGCCGGCCGGCGGGGCCGAGCGGGCCGTCGAGGCCCGGTCCACCGTGGAGACCCGATAAATGCGTCCCGACACGATCGTGATCATTGAACAGCCGGTCGTCGAGCCGGTCAGCCTGCGGGAGGCCCGCCAGCAAGTCGGCCTGATGGACGACCAGACGGAGTTCGACGGCTTCCTCCTGCGGGCGATCGCCACCGGCCGCCGGCTGATCGAGAAGCGGCTGGCCGCCACGCTCGTGGCCACCCGCTACCGGGCCACCTGGCAGACGGCCCCGGCGGTCCTCGACCTGCCGAACCCGCCCTACCTAAACGACGACGACTACCCGCTCTACGTCAACGTGGACGGCGACCTTGTCGATCCCTCGGAGTACGAGCTGGACGCGGACGCCCGCCCGGCGACCGTCACGTTCGACGCCCAGCCGTTCGGCAAGGTGATCGCGACCTACTGGGCCGGGGTCGCGCCGGGGACGGAGATCGAGCCGACGATCAAGTCGGCCCTGCTGATGTACGTCGCCCACCTTTTCGAGAACCGCGGGATCCTGGCGGACGGCTCGTCGGCCGAGCTGCCCCAGGGCTTCGAGACCCTGCTGGCCGCCAGCTCGTGGAACGGGGGCTACTGATGCCGCGCCGCGCCGCCGGAGCCTACCGCGAGGTGTTCGCCGTCGAGGCCCCGACGCGGACCCGCAACGCCGCCGGCGGCACGGTCGAGACCTGGTCCGAGGTCTGCCGGATCTACGGCTCCTACGAGGCGATAACCTATTCGGAGCAGGCCCGCCGCGGCCAGATCGGCGGCGGGATCCAGGCCACCGTCTACACCCGCTACCGCGACGACATCACCGGCGAGCAGCGGCTA